TGACTTGCCATTAGTTCCAACCTTTCGGCATAGTAAAGTTCGCTCTACTAAATTCCATTCTATCTACTAACTTCACAGCGCCAGCAACTCTATCAACAGCAACAAATCCTTCTGGTGCTGTCACCCTATATCCACTGGCTGTTTTAAGAAAGTGTCCTATACTTTGTATCTCACTCATCTTACTTACTAAAAAATTCTTAGCGTTTTGTAGAGTGACATGCGAAGCGATTGCCATAACCAAAGAGTTTCTATTTCTATCAATAAATTTTAAATTCTTTTGAAGTATATCTTTATACTTTTGTTTTCCTTTATCAGATTTCTTACTATCAATCTCAGCTTGTAAAGTGTTGATATAATAATCTCTAAACATATCTGCTAGTTCTCTTACTTTAGCCATATGACCTTGCGTATTTCTTATGTAGTAATTAAAGAAAGTTTTTAATCTAAATGGAATACCTAAAGCATCTGCTGTTGATTTATTCATTTCATCTAACATAGGTCCAGCTTTTTGTAAAGAGCCTTCTGCCATTCTTAATCTTGCGTTAAATGTTGCTAGTTCACTCTTGGTTAGTTTCGCAGAACCAGATACATCTTTATAACCAGCACTTGCTAAAAATACATTTCTTGCTGACCCTCTAACTGTACCAAACCCAGCTGTCATACTTTGTAAATCTTTACCTGAATATTTTGTGTGAAATACTATACCCATTCTTGCGCTTGATATTCTTTTACCAATATTTGAAGATGATGGTACAGCGTATGTAATAGTATTTGGTGTAAATGAAATCATGCTTTCACCATCTATAACTACTTTCTTTAAATCTGATTGTGAGAATAGAAAGTCACCTTGTAATACACCATTGATACCTAAACGACCAAGTTCTCTCAAAGCAATAGATAGTTTTTCTGCTAAAGCACCTGAGTGATTTTTTCTTATGTCGCCGGTTGTGTAATTGATTTTTGGATTTTTATTGAATACTGATTTAGTACCAACAAAGAATTTGCCGTTCTCTGGATTAGTACCACAGATTATAGCAGGCGCACCGTCCCACTTTACAGTCATGTTAACCTTCTTGCCAGATGACCCAGCAAGCATATCTCTAACTGCCTTTAAAAAATTGATAGCATTTTCCCCACCCTTTGAACCACGATTTATTATATCGTCCTCTAGGTGTTCTAAATGTACATTTCTTTCTTTTGTTATGAATCCCTTAAAACTAAACACTTTATCCTCATTAATTCCATAAACGAATACACTTTTCCCATATAATTCAACTGATAATATTTATATTATATACTATTTATGACTAATTGTCAAGTGGTTTTTTGGTTAAAAAAGTCAATGATTTGTTCAGTATTACCGACTATTATACTATGTTTATGTGATAAACAAGTTTCTTTTAAACTATCAATGTGTTTTTCACCCTCTATTCCATCTAATTGAATAAAGAATATAACACTATCGTTATTTTGGTCACAATAAATCTTTGCTTGTTCAGCAAACATAACTGCCTCTGTCATTTGTTGAGTTTGAATTGAACCAGAGTCTTTTGAATATTTTAAAAAGCCATATGCTGTAAAGCTATAATCGTATGGTTGAATTTTAACATCAATGCTTCTTGCTTCACCTATACCAGATGTGACAGTATCTATCTTACCATTTCTTAAAGTAAGAGAGCCACTTGACAGATTTATGACTTCTTTGTCATCATTAATATATTTTTTTAATGTTTCGTATTGTACTATTTCATCTACACCTTGGCGTGTACTATCTCTACACAAAGATATTTGAATTGACTTTGGACAAACCAAATAATCTTTTGCCAATGATTTTATGTGAGTGTAAGTTATATCTTCTTCACTTTTTAAACCATGAAATTGTAAATTTTTAATTAATCTATTTCTTAAACCTTTGACAACAGGTTTTAAATCTTTATCTAAATCTTCTTCTTTACAATGTAATATTTGTTGCCACTTTTGTAAATCTTCTTCTAAATTTGATTCGTTAGTTGCTTGACGACTTTTTTCTATATTAAAAGTTCCGTTTTTAGTTTCAACTATAATTTGTTTGGACATTATAATGATATATGTAAAAACTTAGGTATACCACCTTCTAAATTAAATACTTTGTTTTTGTTTTGAAATTTTACTAGTTTGTGGGCATCTTCTTCAAAAAAATATTCTGCTACAACAATCTTATTTGGAAACTCTAAAACTTGCCAAATGATTTCACCATTTTTCTTTGTCATCTTTTTACGATAATGTAAATCTTTTTTCTGTTGGTCACCAGGTCGTTTATCACCTTTATAGAATCTAACTTTTTGTTTTTTAGCCATTATAATTTAAAGTCTGAAAACTTCTCATACGATTGTTCTGGTGTGGGATAGCTTTCATCTTGTTTTAATTGTTTACCACCTACTATATTTTGTGCTGAATTTTCTGTATCATACAATCTCATTTTTGCCTTATCAACACCTACGATAAATGATCTATTAATACCAGGGTCATTATATCTATTCTTTAATTGTTTTACTTTCATTTGACCTAGACTTTCTAATTCTTCGTTTGACATAAGAGCAAACATAAAGTCAGCAGTCGCTGGTAAACCAAAAGACTCTGATGTATCTTCTAAACCAATATCTGTACTTACAAAACCAGTTCTAGTTGTTTGTGTCGCACTAAAGATTGGAACATCAAACTCTACAGCAAGACCTCTTAATTCTTCTGCGATTGCTTTGATATAGAAATAAGATGATATATTACCACCTTTAAACCGACTAGACGCACATATATTAAGATAATCAATAAAGATTACTTGTGGTCTAAATGATTTCTTCAACGCTAGTTCATTCAATAGACTTCTAAAATGACCAGAGTGAGCAGATGCTGTAGGATATTCTTTGATAATTAAATTACCATTTGTTTTATTTTCTAGTTTTTTAACTTTGTTATCGTATAATTCTTTTGGCATAGTTCTAATATCGTCCATAGAAATATCAAATAGATTTGCGTCTATTCTTTCAGCAATTCTTTCTTCAGCCATCTCTAGTGTGATGTATAATACATTCAAACCTTGAGTTAAAAATGATGAAGCACAATGACACATAAACAAAGACTTACCAACACCAGTACCAGCCAGTGCGATATTTAAAGTCTTACTTGGTATACCACCTTTTGTAATTCTATTGAAGTATGATAAATCAAATGGGTATCTTTTTTCTTTTGTGTGGTACCAATCAAATCTTCTTTGAGCATCTCCAATATAATCGTGCCCAATATGATTATCAAATGAAACTGCTAGAGCGTCAGAAAGAATACTTGGTATTGCTTCAGACTGTCGTTCTTTATCTTTACCATCTAATATTTTAATACCATCAAGTACAGCATTGTGTACTGCTCTATCTTTACAAAACTTTTCTGTTGTATCTAACAACCATTGTAAATCTGTTTCTTCGTATATTAATGAATCAATTAATGTTTTAACATTTTTGTATTCTTCTTCGTTAATATCTTTTCTACTATTAATTTCAATAGTGATTGATTCTTTAGTAGGAACATTCTTATATTTTAAAACAAACTTTTCTATTTCTTCAAATAATAGCTTCTCATCTCTTTTGTTAAAGTATAAAGGTTTTAAGAAAGGTAAAGTCTTTCTAGTAAAATCTTCATTGTAAAAAAGATTAGTTAATATTGTTGCTTCTATTCTTTCGTTATTCATTTATTTCAAGTGTCCCATTTTTTAATTGTTCTTCAACTAACTCAATTAATATATCACCGATATAATTTCTAAATTCTGTATCTTCTACTTCTAATTTATTAGGATTAAGATATATGTCGTAAGTAAACTTTAATGGTATCTGACCATCTGCGTTTTCAGTTTCAGAAAATTTAATATTGTTGTATTTGTAGATTACATCTTTATACTTGCCTTCGGTTAACTTTATACAACTAAAGTCATCACCTTTTTTTTGAGCAAAGATATATCTTTTATTTTTCTGTTTCTTCGTCTGATCCGTAGCTGAATTTTCGTTTTGCGATTTCATCTATCTTGTCTAATACCTCTTTTGTAAAAAATTTCTCAGGGTCATCATTGATATTCTTACCAAATACTTTTGAACCATCTGGCATTTCATATCTTGTTGACACTTTCTTAAAGATACCGCCTTCTTCAGCGAGACCAATAAGACCATAGTATTTGTCT